AGGGAGCGTATACGTTTGAGGCTAAGGCTCCGTTCGAGGTGAAGAGGATGACGAAGAAGCCGTTGCTGGTCGGGAGCGAGAGAGATTTCAGGGCTTGGGAGAGTCCGCTAGTGATCTTCCCCGAGGGTCACGTTTATGAGAATGAGCAGCATCTGGTGACGTTCGGGGTTAATGATGAGCATTGCGGTTGGATCAAGATACCTGACGGAGAGCTTGATGAGAGACTGGAGAGCTTATGAAATATTTTTGGTTGATAGCAGGTGACACATTATGGCGAGATGACTGGAACGCTATCGTCAGGGCTAAAGATTTGACTCACGCACTAGCCTTAGTTAGGTCTGGATCGGATTCTGTCTGGTATTCCGTTGTAGCGTCTAGGGAGATACATGAGAGTTATGTTGATCTGGAGAGATTAGACGCGAATCTTAATTGCACCGGACATGAGGCTATCCTTGAACTTTTTTAGACATGAATAAAGATTACAAAGATCCGAAGATTCTCTGCATTTCGATGTCAGAGGAGCCATGGAAGAAGCAGCAAGCGGAGAGACACTTTCAGAACGAAAATCTCGATGTTAGGTTTATCGACGGGTTCTATGGGCCTACGCTGGGGGTCAGACCGACGAACCCTTTCGAGGATGACGAGCAAGGGAAGGGCAAGTATATCCACGCTACTCAGGTGGGTTGCTATCTGAGTCACCTGGCGGCGTTGAAGGCGGCGTTGGCGTTTGAGTGGGATGAGTTCATTATCGTTGAGGATGACGTTAAGTTCTTGCCGGGATTCTTGTTGAAGTGGAGAAAGCTGAGGGAGAACTTGCCGGAGGACGCTGAGATCGTGCAGCTGGAGTATACGTTTGGGGGAGATGCTTCTAGTCCTGACGGGGTGTATGATCCAGTGAGACGAGGCGAGATTGAGGAGGTGAATAACTCGGTGGTCAGGACTAGGAAATACCCCTATTGCACCGCTGCGATTTGGTGGAAGAGACGGGCTGCGATACGGGCTATGGGCTTGTTGAAGCCTGTCGATAAGACACTTGATACTGCGATGATGATGCGCGTCTATCCGTTTACGAGTCATTATCTGGCTTGGCCTTTCTTGGCTAGTCAGAAGAGCAGGACGAAAGAGTGGGCTAGCAGTATCGGTGACGCTCCGAAAGCTGAGAGGGAGCAGGAGAACTAGGATGATTAAGGCGAGAACCGTGACGGTGATGGTAGGCACTTGCCAGAAGCCTGAGTTTCTACCTTATATAAGGGCTGCTACCAGGACTCATAGAGAGACTACGGGGGGACATCTGTTGTTTATCGATAACGAGATTCATACACCGGCTCACGAGGCTAATAGCAATGTCATAAGAGAGGAGCTAAGACTTCTGGGTTATGAATATCACAGACATGAGGAGTGCTTCAACCTGAACCTTCTCTATAACCTGGGTGCGGAGATGACCGAGAGCGATTATATTATCTATACTATATCTGATCTGTTGTTTTTTCCTCGCTGGTGGTCAGAGCTGAAAGCTGCGCTGGATTCTTCGGGTTGTTACTCGGCGCACCCTAGGAGCTTTGAGGCTGTGCACGAAGGTCTTCAATACTTCAGAGAGTTCCAATCACCTTCAGCTATACGGGAGACCGCGTTGATCGAGACCCAAGAGCCTCCTTGTTACGTGACGGCGACGAAGAGAGAGACGTGCCATGTTTGGGACGAAGCTTTCCCTGGATGGGAACAAGATTGCGATTACTGGGAGACGCTAAAGAAGATGGGCGAGCAGAGCGTTATCAATCCAAGGTCTAGGGTGGATCACTTGTGGGCTCCTGTATCGGGTCACATGGATATGGTTCACGAGGCGACAGTCAGCAGGGCGGATTTGACTAGCAACTTTAGAAAGAAGTGGAATAAGTGATGAATGTGATTCCGTTACACTGGTCGGTGCATCTGCTTACCACTAGATTCAGTCCTCGTGCTGAGGAGACTAAGAAGCATCTGAGGTCTAAGGACATAGAGTTTGAGACGTTTCTCGGGTTGAACCACGAGATATCCGGTGTTGATCATACCGCTCACGTCTACGACATGGATGATCATCTGACCAATAGACAGCTATTGCCTAAGACTATCAACATACATCTGTCTCACTACATGCTCTGGGCGGGGCTAAATATGTTGAGTGATAGTGACGATTCTTGTCACCTAGTTCTCGAGGAGGATGTGAGGTTTGACAGTGATTGGAAAGAGAGGTTAGAGAAAGCTTTGACTAGGCTGCCTGCTAGATGGGATTTATTCTACATGGGTTCTTGTAACTGCGCTGGGATAGTGACGGAGGCTGATCACAGAGGCGATGGTCTGTATCGAGTGCCCAAGGCTAGCTGCAATCACGCCTATGTTGTAAGGGGTTCTGCTTTGCCTGTGTTGCTTGAGAGGTGCGAGAGGTTATGGGCTCCTATAGATTTATCGATGCACGAGGATAGAACGAGATTTGGGACTAGGATGCTGAAGAGCTTTGCTGTTCTGCCGAGGTTGGCTACTCAAGATAATACAAGGATACCAACATAGACAGCCTATGAGTCCATTAACATTCGCGGTGACACTGGCAGACTGGACAGATAAACAGGATATGCTTCGGATGATGCTAAATTGTCTTAAGTCTCAGACGTGTCATGATTTCGATGTGATACTTGCTGATCATCACTACGATGCTAGAAGGAGTGTTGTAGCTGAGTTGAGTGAGCATTGCAGTTTCAATGTTTGGCATACCCCTGTTAATCCGGCCCCTCATGTAGCTCGTCGTTATATGGACTGCTCTGTCTTCAACGTAGGATGGGTCATGTCCGAGGCTAAGAGGTGTGTTAGATACTCTGAGTGGAGGTTTTTGAGTCCTGATTTTGTAGCGACGCTATTGTCTGAGCCTGCGGATCTGTTCATAGATTTCGATTTCCACTGTCTACACGACGAAGCTCCGTGGGATCGGACAACAGGTGATATAATGTGGGATCGGGTTCCTGATTTTGGGGGTAAGACCAAGAATTATCCAATCACCCCTTCAAACTGTTACGGCAATGTTGCGTTGAGTAGAGAGAAGTGGTTGGACGTTAATGGGTTCAACGAAGTCTCATTTAATTTCTACCACTGGGAGGATATAGACTATTCCGCTAGGTGTTCGAATAGTGGTTACGCCGCTAAGAGGATCGTTCAGAAAATGGTGAGGATGCATCACGATTACGGGCAATACCCTAACAGAGCTAACCGTAAGGTGGAGAGGGAATTTAAACCTATCTGTTCAGCCTGCTCTGACTTAATTTCTTATGCTAGTAGCAATGTAGGTGTGGATGATGATAGTATAGGTATCGTATCCGAATCTCAATGGTCTAGTCTGTTTGATGCTCGTTACCCTCAGGTGAAACGAGTGGATCAAGGCAGGAAGTCTTGGCACGTCTGTCAGAAATGCAATTTCATTTTTCCTTGCGTGACTCCCGATGGAAGCTTGGACTACGTTTTTGGAGACCCAGAATACAAGACGTCACCAATAGATGTGTCGGGGTCGGGTAGAAATTTAAGGAATCTAAGCGATGACTTGAAAGGTCTTTCCTGGCCTGACAAGATAGAATTGTATAAAAACTCATGGGAGAATCCCCGTTACCTAGAGCAACTATGACACTCGAAGAATTAGGCGTGTTGCATGGTACAGACAAAGGCACCTGGCATGAGTATTGGCCTTTATACACGTCTGAGTTAGCTACGTTAAAAGATGCCGAGTTTACGCTCATAGAAATCGGAGTATGGCATGGGGCTAGCATGAAGGTTTGGTCAGACTACTTCCCTAAAGCTCGCATTATTGGTCTCGATAATTCTCCTCTGGTAAGGAGCTTACCTGGTGTGGAGCTATATGAGATGGATGCTATGCATCTGCACGAGACTGAGTTGTTTAAATCTCTGTCAGGTGATGTTGTGCTTATTGATGACGGTTGTCATGTGTTAGAGCAACAGGCTGTCTGCGCTGCCCGATTGTCGAGTCGATGCTCCAAGTATTTCGTAGAGGACTGTGCTCAAAACGGAGACGGGGCTATGTCTATAGATATTCTTAGCTCTATTCTGAGACCCGCAAAGGTTTACGATGTCAGAGCACAGACAGGTAGATACGATGATCTTATTATATATAAATCATGATGGACATGAAATTCCTTACGACGGCTTACGACGACAACGACGAACTGACATCTACTTGCATAAAGTTCTCGGATATCTCCTACGTGCTTCCTATGATGTTCGTTGACATCCTGATGAAAGCCTACAACGAACCTGTAGATAACGTAGTGGAATTGGGCACTCGACAAGGGGAGTCTTCGGTAGCTCTTTATTCTGCTGTTTGTCATATCAACAAGCACAGAGAGGAGAAAGCTACGTTCACGTCAGTCGAGATTGACAAGGAACAGTTTCCACCCGTGAGAGAGCGTTTGAAGAAAGTAGGTGATTTAGGCTACTGGAAATCCATCGTAGGCGATTCTGTTAAGGTGACTTGGACGGACCCTATCGACTTCTTGTTAATAGATACAAGTCACGAGGAGGATCAGACCTTGTTAGAGCTGTTAAAGTGGAGTCCCTACATAAAACCGAAAGGAACTATTTGGCTTCACGATACTCAGAGCTGCTGCGGAGTTCGACGAGCCGCATTGAAGTGGTTAGACAGCCAACCTGGAGATACTTGGGATTGGTTTGAGGTTCCAACCTATGCAGGGCTAGGGTGGTTGCGTCGCAGATGATAACGATTGCGTATCTAACGAACCGGAAAGAGACTAGGATCGAATGGTTCTTCGACTCGTTGACTAGAGAGTTGGGAGGAGATTGTGAGAGAGTGCAGGTTGTTGTCGTCGATCATCTTGCTCAGAAACTGGAAGAGACTAAAGACGAGGAGGCTAGAGTAGAGGCGAGGCTAGAGGATTTTAGGTCTAGGGCTCAATTCAAGTTCAAGCATGTCCCCCCTAAGCCTAGTGTCTGGCAAGGCCCGCACAGATTGACTCAGACAGACTATTTCGCTCCGAGTAACGCTAGGAATACCGCTCTATGTTATGCCGAAGGTGAGTATATCGTCTTCGTCGATGACTTGTCGGTGTTGCTTCCTGGGTGGTTCAAAGAGGTAGAGGCAGCTGAGGCGTCGGGCGTCGTTGCTTGTGGTAGTTATGCTAAGGCTTTAGAGATGTCCGTCATGTCAGGCGAGCTAAGAAAGGTTAAAGGGATGCAAACTTCGTTGTCTATGTTGAAGCCTGACAAGGTTGTTGAGCACCTGCTTAAATATCATCCCCAGGGTGTAGATAGTAGGCTAACTCAGGTAGATGGCTGGGAACCTCATCCGGCTGGAGGCACTTGGATGTTTGGTTGTAGCTGCGCTATGCCAGTCTCATCACTGCTAGAGATAGAGGGCTTCGACGAGGATTGCGATCCTATGGGCGGAGAGGACTATTGTTGCGGCATGATGCTAGAGAGACTAGGGCTCAAGTTTGAGTATCGCAAGAAGATGATGACAATAGAGAGCGAAGAACTTCACAGCCAGGGTGTTCCTTTTAACAGACCTATTAAGGATGCCGATACAGCGGATGACGCTTCAGTGAGGATGCTGAAATGGGTCCAGAGTGGGGCTAGGCGGAAGGGCGCGAACTACTGGGGTCGAGGAGGTCTGAGAGTGTTGAGAGACAAAGTTTTGAGCGGCTACCCTTTCCCTGTAATGGGAATCCCTGAGCATGATTGGAGAGACAGCCAACCGTTGAGAGAAATGTGATATGATAAAACTAAGTGAGAGCCTAGAGGAATACGCGAGCGAGTATATGCTCTCGATGCATGGGTGGTGCACGCCTGAGAAGGCTAGGGACTTGATGAGGACGGTGCTAGAGGAGAAGCCGAAGGTTGTGGTGGAGATCGGGGTGTTCGCCGGGAAGTCACTGTTTGCGATGGGCGCGGCGATGAACGAGATCAAGAGCGAGGGTAAGGTCTACGGTATCGAGCCCTGGAATAATGTGGCGTGTGCTCAAGGCTATGAGAAGGGAGACCCTAACCGTGTATGGTGGGAGGGCTTAAACATGGGCCAGATAGAGAGGGCTTTCTACGCTGTGCGGACCTACCTGAACCAGGGAGAGCGGGTGGTCGCGCTGAAAACAAAGTCGGCTAGTGCTGTGGAGAAGTTCCGAGAACTGCACAATGCCGGGACTCCCATTGACTTGCTTCACATCGACGGGAACCACTCAGAGGAGGCTTCGACAGCTGACGTGGAGATGTTCATGCCTCTGGTTAAGCCTGGGGGTGTGGTGTTCATGGATGATCTCAACTGGGACTCGACCAAGATGGCACAAGAGAGGATGCTAGACTTCTGCGAAGAGCCAAGAGTGGAGAAAGGTAAGGCTCACTGCTACGGGGTCTATAAGAAGCGGGAAGACACTGAAGAGTCTTGATGCGGAGCTATAGTCAGGCGGGGCAGGATCTTTTCGCTCTAGATAAGGTGAGAGGTCCGACGACGTTCCTCGATATCGGGGCTAGTCAGCCGATATTTCACAACAATTGCTATCTGCTTGAGCTTCGAGGCTGGGAAGGGATGAGTGTGGACAAAGATCCCAGTCATTTCGAGGATCATTTGAGGCTGAGGAGTTCTAATTACCTCATCGAGGACGCTTTGACGTTCGATTGGAGCGAGGTTCTGACGTCGAGTGTGGGGTTTCTGTCGCTAGATTGCGATGATGATACGTGTGCGGTGCTGAAGGGCTTGCCTACGACCACTAGATTTAAGGCGATGTGCATTGAACATGACTCGTATAGGCTGGGGAATGGCCCTAGAGCCGAGATGCGGGAGTATTTGAGGGGTCTAGGGTATGTCCTAGCTTATATGGATGTGCGCTGTGACGGGGTGCCGTTCGAGGACTGGTGGATAGATCCAACTTAGACACTTGACACGGAGGTGAAGGTATGTAGGCTCGTGGAGTCGAGCTAATATGGGCCTAGTTCAGCCCGTCGTAAGACATTGAACTGTTTCGACGAATCTTAGGATTCATTTACAGAGGTCGAAATGGTCCCGCTGACCGGGGACAAGCAGGAAACACGCAGCTTTAGCGCAGTGCTAGAGCGTGATTGTGTGTTTCGCAACTTAACTGTTTGTCATTATGTCTTGTGAAGCTGTAACTAACTTCGTGCACAACGAAACCGGAAGGTTTGTCGTGCCGATCATGGAGCGAAGGGTCTTTCAACGATCCCTCTGGCTCAATATCATCCGTCGCGGCGAGTGGATGAATGGAATGGGACCGTCTTTGAACGTCCTCTTCTATGAACGCTCTGCCCCAACCGAAGCCGATCCTAATTGGACCTCGATTCAACCCAACGACGTCATCCCTGATGGTCAAGCTGGCGGATCTTGTTTGCCTCCTAGCGAGAAGATCCCCATCGCCTCGACGACTCGAAACTTTTCACTAGAGCGAATCGCTCGAGAAGGCCCAGATATCTGTAACATCGATATCATGCCAGCTTTCGATCTCCAGAATCAACTAGAGAGTGTTGCTGGAGTCCTGGGAGACTACTCCCGAATCTTGTGGGAGATCAAGTATCGCCACGAGTATTTCCGTCTCTGTCAAACCAAGGTGGTCGTAGATGATTGCGCTAGTGGTGCAACTAGCACGAACACTCTAGCAACGACCTACCCAGCAGCTTGCCCTACTCAGCCTTTGCATATGGCTATCGTGAGGTATCACTTCATCGAACAGATGCGTGAAGGTGCTGGGGCTGATGCCCTTCTTCGCGGTGCTGGGGGCTCTCCTCTAGGCATTATGATCGTTTCTAACGAGACGAGAGGGAACATCATCCGGCAGAACGCTGAGATCCGAGAAGATATCCGACTGAGCAATCTTAACAACCTGCTAGTGCGAGCCTTCGGGGTTTCTCACTCGTATGGCGACATTGCTTGGCTCGCTGATCCTTATCCTCGACGGTTCTCCTGCGCTGGTGGGGTATTCACTGAGATTCCAGCCTTCTCCCTCGGTAGCAACGCTACGCGGGGTCAAGAAGCTATTCTGAATCCTGCGTGGAAGACCGCAGCTGATGAGGAGTCTTTCTTGTATGATGCCGAGGTTATGGAGTCTTTGATTCCTCGACCTCCAACTGCCCCACATCCTGACTTCAAGTTCGATCCTGTGAATTTCACAGGAGCTGTGACTCTGAAGAACATCATCGACCGAACCTGTAACCCTGACGGGACTGTGATCTATCACCGTCTCCAGTTGGGACACGCAGGCAAGCCGAAGGAAACGTGGCGCGGTGTCGCTTTCGTTCATAACCGTTGTGATCCAATGGGCTGTACGCTCGTTTGTGCTTCCTAACCTCTAAAGAATAAGGAAAAACGAATATGAGTGTATCGCAAGATTTCACGCAGCGTAGCGGGAACATTCTCAATACGACTGCCGCAACCGCTAACCAGGTCATCACGACCACAGCAACCGTCGATGACCAAGGATACGCAGTTATTGCTCGTATCTACGGAGTCTCTACGGACAACTTCGATGAGGGCTTCTTCTACGAGTTGAAGGGGTTCTTCCTCAACGACGGTGGAACCTTAGCAATCGTCGGGGCAGTTGCTCAGACCGTGAACATTGAGTCTGCCGCAGCAACACCTACTGTGGTGGCTACCGGTGGTAACATCGAGGTAAGGATCACCCCAGCAGATACTACGCCGATCACTTGGCGAGCTGATCTGGAGATCCAAGCAGTTCAACAGTATATCCCTAACGGGGGCTACGCGAAGTAACTTAAACGGGGGAGGGTAATATCTCCCCCTACCAATTTCTTATGTCAGCATTTGATTTCACCGCGCTTAACGCTATCGCCGCTCGTTCTAGTCAGTCTAACGTCAAGAACTTAGACAAGGACTCAGTGATGAAGGCAACTCTCCAGGTTCTGGGTGAGTTACAGCTAGGAGCAAGCACCTCCTCTCCACTAGCTACGCTTGCTTCAGCGGGAGCAGATCAACAACTGACAGTCGATGCCACAGTTGGAGGAGTCCAGCTAGTCGCTTTCGATTCGGCAGCAAACTACGTCAGCATCAATGTGCAGGATCACCCAGCCAGAGTAACCTTCGACGGTAGCGCACCGACAATCACAAACGGTCAGTTGCTAGTTCAAGACTACACTGAGCTTTGGTCGAAGAGTCTGGCAGAGTCTGCAAAGTTTATAAGAGCTACAGGCTCGTCAGCGATAGTTCACGCAACCCCCTTAAAATAATATGCCACTAACACGTTCAGGAACAGATGTAAGGGAGTTTCTGCTTCCGTCCATTTTCGAGGCATCCACGATTAGTCAAGTTCGCGAGATCCCTCGACCAGTAGACAAGGCTCACGCTATCGTGGGCTCCACAACTGAAGGTCTAGTCTATAAGTTTGACGCATCATCGAGTGCCGCTGATGACGGCAACGAGACGCTTCAACCAGATGATACGACCTGGTCTGGTCGCTGGTTGCTTGTCCCGATAGGTCTTGATTTAGGCGAGATCACTGATCGAGCAATTTCGAAAGCCCCAAGCAATGCGCTTTATTTTGATGGCACCAACGATTACGTTAATGTTGGTGACCAGGCGTTGCTTGAGTTTGGTAACGCAGTTACTGACACGCCATTTTCAATCCATGCAGTAGTCAAGTTTTATGTTGCCGGTGCGGCAGATCCTGTAGTCAGTAAATCAACAGGATCGGCACCAAACAACGAGTATCTGTTGACGAAGCTTTCTGGCGACACGCTCAGATTCGAAGTCATGGATTCTGACGCGGCTAATTATCTGCGAGTTGAGACCAACTCAACCGTGCCGATCGGGGAGTGGATAGACATTTCGGTCACCTACGACGGCAGTTCTACTGATACCGGATTGAACCTTTACATTAACGGTGTCGCTGTAGCACAGACACGGAGCAATAACGCTTACACCGCTATGCACGCTGGTGGGGCTCTCTTCGAGATCAGCAAGCAAAGCACCGATTTTGCTAATCAAGATATCTCGTCAGTTCATGTTTTCAACCGCGAACTAACAGCAGCAGAAGCCCTAAGACTCAGCATCGAAAACGTGCCAGAGGTTCCAGATCAGTGGGGAAAAGCTAACCTTACAAGCGGAACTCTAGAGGTCGGAAAAATGTATCGACTAACCGACTGGATTAGCGGCGACTCCTTCACGAACGTGGGGGCTGCTAGCAACGCTGACGGTGTCGAGTTCATAGCCACGGCGACAACGCCAACAACGTGGACAAACAGTAGCATAGTAACTCCCCTTGGTGCCGTCTTGAGCCTAGAACAAGGTAACATAGAGGCAGACGGAACATGGATCGATGCCACACCTAACGAACTGAACGGAACTAACAATGGAGCTACGCCGCTCATAGTGCCGCCTCAGACTAGTGGAACGTGGACTCCATCGATGTCCTTTGCAACGCCGGTATCAACTAGGTGCTCATACAGCCAGCAAGAAGGGACATGGGTTAAGCTGACGGATAAAACATACTACGTGAGAGCCCGTTTTCAGTTATCTTCAAAGGGTGACGATACTGGCAAAGCGACTTTCGCGGGGTTTCCGTGGGCATTCTCTTCAGCGGCAGCATCTCAGTTGCTGGTTACAGAGGTGCACGTGATGAATAGTTTGAATATGCGAGTTGCTGTTCGTGTTGTTGATGGAACTGCGACTGCAATACCTTACCAACAGGGAGCTTCGGACGCATCTTTCTTAAGCAATACGCACTTCAATAACACCTCTCTAATCATGTTTTCAGGGGTCGTTACTATTGCGTAATCGCCTCAACAGTGACTTACGAAATCGAATAATATTATGGCTAACAAAACAGAAACTGCGCTCGCGTTCGTAAACGGCGCGGCATCTCAAGCATCCAATCGAGTTCCAGGCAATAATCTTCACGCAGTTTTGCTAGGTGAAGGCTCAGTAGGAGATAGGTTAAAAGCCAAGGATACGCTGAATCAAGATCCTGATATGAGTCTCTTGGCAGCAGAATATGCAGTTGTTGCGGCAGCAGTCGCAACTCACAACGCGGCGTCGGTCATCACGATCCCATCGCTTGCGGAGGTTACGGCAGCAATTGACGCCGCGCCTAGTGCTAATCCCCCAGCTACGCCTTAGTTCCATTGTTATAGAAACTACCAACGCTACGCAGACCTAGGGTTAATACTATGGCGAGTTCACTACCATCCCCAGCAGATTGCTGCTCTCCCTGCGACGGGGAGGCGAGCGTTCAGGTGCCAGGACCAACGGGGGCAGCTGGCACCAACGGCACCAACGGCACCAACGGGGTCAACGCTTTCTCCGCACTTGATGGACCCTTTACGATGCCTGCCGAACTGTCGAATGTGACTGTAGATGTCAGCGACTCGACGTGGATGGGTCAGCTCGATTTAGAGCCGACGGATGCTTTGATAGGTCAAGTCGTGTTCGTCGAGCTAGCCGGATACATGGAGGTTCAATCGAGGCCAACGACAACGAGTGTCATCCTCAAGAATCTTCAAGATGTATCGGTAACATCAGCCACAAGCGGTCTTCTGATCGTAGGGAAGACTTACACCATATCAGCGTATGTTTCTGGTGATGATTTCGCGAACGTAGGTGCGCTAACAAACGCGACTGGGGTGGTGTTCGAGGCAACAGGGACAACTCCAGCTGACTGGACATATGGCAGCACGTTGTCTGGCGTTAACCAAGGTGCTTACCCTGACAACTCGGCTCCAGGCACAATCATCACGTCAGGGTTACAGGTATCGCCTGGAGGTATTCAAGGTGCCGTAGGTGACTCCGCTGGTAACGCTCCCGACTATGCCACCTATGTCACTATGTCAGCGAGCCCTGACCTGTCAGCTGAGGTTCCAGTTGACACTGCTCCAGCTCCTGGGACTGGGACTTACGGTAATGTTCTAGAGAACCAGACAGGAATTCTCTACCAGCGAACTATAGGGGTAGCTGACGAGAACTCGGTAACGGTTGATGACACAGGAGGTCTCGGTGCAGGTGAGGCTATCTTCGGAACAGCTGCCGGAATCGAATCCAAGACAGCTGCTGCCGCGAGGACCGCTCTAGGTCTAGGCACAGCAGCAATTGTTGATACAGGGGTAACCGACAACGATGTCGTCACTGTGGATCAAGCTACTGGTCTCACAACAGGCGAGATCGCTTTTGCGACCGCTGCGGGTATCGAGACGAAGACTCTCGCTGCGGCGAAGACCTATCTAGGAGTTGGGATTAATACCACGACCACAACGGCGTCGGCCACTTACACTCTCTTAACGACTGACCGGACAGTCTTGCATAACGTGAACGGAGGGCTTCTCGTCCTCCCCGATGCAACAGGCAACGATGGTCTTCAGTATTCGATCAAAAAGATCATATTAGGCACCAATGCCAATGTCATAACCGCCTTTGTCCCTAACACGATAGATGGAAATGCTAGTTATTCTTTATCCGGTAATCTTTCGGGCGCTACCATCGTTTGTGACGGGTCCAATTGGCACATCTTAAGCACGATTAACTAACTCGCTTCGCTATGAACGAAGAAGAAGAAGGTGAAATGAGGGAGTTCAAAGAGCTTTTAGCTGAGTTACAGGCAGGGCAACAAGAGAGCAGTGCAAAGTTGCACGATTTGACTCTTGCCATCGTCGGAGATGATAGCAAAGGAATACTAGGTATCGTTCAGAGAATGCAGGCTCAACAAAAAAGAGTTAGGACCGTGGAGGCACTAGGGAGTTTCGTTTTGATCTTCCTTCTAGTCTCCAACGAGACTTTCAAGAATCTTGTAGTATCAATCATCAGATGAGACTCACACTGGTCCTAATATCTATCGCTCTCTTTACTGGCTGTGCCTCCCCTCTGCTTCCACAGAAACGCACCGAGTCGGTTCAAGCAACGGAGTCAATTGCCAACAGTCAAAACTTGATGATCGAGCGAGTTACCTCGTCCGGTTTGCCCAGTGCTAATTCGCCGTTTCAAGAGTCGATTAAGTTGACTCACGATGCGGGATCTGTAGCAGGGTCTGAGGAAGATATCACAGCTTCTCTCGCTACGCCACTAGGAATCTCAATTTTAGTTGGCTGCATAGGTCTAGGCTTTCTGATGATTGTCTGGGTGTTCTTCTCCAAGCTCTCTCACTTCGGGCGAGCTGCTGACGGAGCCCTAGGTGCGACAACCAACTCTCTTAGGTCTCTAGCGACCAACACTACTGACATGGCACTCAAGTCTCAAATACTAGATGTTCTAGGGGAGACTGAGAAGCAGAGAGGAAAGCTGAAGTGATAGCTGACCCGATAGGAACCTATGCAGGATTCAATGTCATCACTCGTGGGGTTAACACTGCTCTCAATCCTGAAGGTGTGGAACCGGATCAGCTCTCTTGGATGGTCAACGGCACCGCCCGTAACGGCTACCCTCAGTGTCGCCCAGGCTGGAGCAAAAGTCCTCTCAAGTTTCTAGACGAGAACGGCGACACCGATGAGACAGTCAAAGCAGCTTTCGAAAACGGTCGCTGGCAAGGATCTAGTGCTTACACAGACTCCAGGGGAGCTAACTTCATTGTAGCTTCGATATCCGGCAGAATCTTTCGGATCGATCTAGGCACCCTACAGGTGCTTGACCTTTCAACTACCTCTGGTGAGTCTAACCCTGACAACCAAGATCAAGTATGGATGGTGCGAGCTGAAGAGTTCCTAATCATCCAAGACGGGTCATCGATACCTCTGATCTTTAACGGTGGATCTCTTCGAAGATCCAGACCCAGCTCAACGACGACAGAGTCTGAAGTCCCAATAGGCTCTGTCATGGCTTACAACAAGGGTCGTCTCTGGGTGACGCTGCCAGACAAGAAGAGTTTCGTTGCTGGTGATCTAGCTTACTCCCTTACGCAGTCTACCGCTGACATCCTGTCGTTCACTGAGAACACGTTTCTAAATGGCGGAGGTGCTTTCGTAGTCGGGGAAGATGCTGGAGACATCGTGGCGATGCGCTCGATAGCGATCCAAGACACTACAACAGGTCAGGGACCGCTCCAGGTGTTCACGACTCAGGGCGTCATGTCTATCGATGCTCCGTTCGACCGAGATCAGTGGCAGAATCTCCAGTCGCCAATACAAACAATTTCTAACCTATCTGCCGGAGCTGTTAGCCAGAACTCCACCATCAATGTCAACGGAGACATCTGGTTTCGAGCAGAGGACGGCATCCGATCATTCTCTATAGCTCGCCGGGATCACGGGACATGGGTGAACACACCACTCTCAACGGAGGTCTCTAGGACGCTAGACGCTGACAATCGACCCGCACTCAGGTTCGGCAGCGCAGCTCTGTTCGACAATCGACTCTTGCAGCTCGCGTCACCTTACCGATACGCAGACTCCGCAGGCAATGTTCACGGCTACGTCCATCAAGGAATAGTAGCACTAGACTTTCATCCTGTCTCAGGGATGTTCAGCCGATCTCAGCCTAGCTGGGAGGGTGTTTGGACCGGTCTACTGGTCTTGCAGATCGTCCATCAGCCTGATTCGAATCGTTGCTATCTGTTTACGATCAACCCAGATGACGACACAATCGAGATGTGGGAGCTATCGAGAGACGATAAGTTCGACTCGACGGATAACCCTATTCAGTGGGTCATCGAGACACCTTCCTACCGATTTCGAGATGATGGCTGGAGCTACAAGAGACTTAGAACTGCGTCTGTCTGGTATGACCGACTGACAGGTCAAATTGATTTCACATCCAAGTTTCGAGCAGACGCGGAACCTATCTGGCAGGACCATCACTCATGGCAAGAGCAGGCAGCCTACAGGGATTGCAATCTCGTTCCATGCAACACGCCTCTAAACTATCGGGAACAGTATCGATCTCGTGTGAGACTGCCTGAGTTTGCTATCGATTGCGATGAGGCGACAGGGAAACCTTATTCAGACGGTTACTCGTTTGCTATGCGTCTGGAGATAACAGGTTTCGCGCAGATCAAAAGATTGCGTCTAGAGGGCATGGAGAAACCAGAAGACTTTGTGGGTGCCTGCCCTGCTGCTGTTGTTGCGGCTGGGAGTGTCACCGGTTGCCCTGAAAATGATTATAGCTACATAACCGCACCTTAATATGGCAGTCGCGACTCTAAAGATTATACCAGGAACGCTTCCACCAGGTTATTGCTACCCTAGTAACCCGCAGATTCTCAACAACGACATCCTGACACGAGCCTCGGTCTCGCTCTCGTCTTCGTCGTTCACAGTGCTCATCACTTCAGGGTCTCAGCCTCCGGCAACGGATCGAGACAAACTCTGGATGAATACGGTCGACGACCGTATCTATAGGTGGTCAGGAGCGTGGAGGTCGAGGCACCCATTATCGGCAAGCAGCAAAGTTCGTTACTGGTATCTAGGAACTCTCACAGATCTTGAAACCTTTGACGGAGGTGAAGCAGGTGTTCCAGCTGGAGCATCTGTTGGACCTATGTGGGAGGAAGACACAGACTTCATAGGCCGAATCCCTCTCCACGTAGGAGCACTCCCAACGAGTGGAACAGTCAC